TTTGTATTGAACCCCGATGTTCCCTGAAGTGCCGCTGTCTTTCGCGCCTGAAGAGCGATTGGCGAGCTGTTCGCGGTCACCCATACTTCCCCGCTCGTGGTCGTCAGTAAAACGCCATACTCCGCCATTTATGCCCTCTCGATCTGGAAAATGAGATAAGCCGCTGCCGCAGGCTCAGTCCCTGCTGAGTAGTCGGTATCGCCTGCTGCTGACACTGTTGCGGTTCCCCCTGAAATGGTGATCTTCCTCCGACTCGTACCAAACTGATCACCGTTCATGCTCTGAAAATAGGTAAGCCTGCAACCCGGTGGAAGCGCTACGGAGTAAGAGCCTGTTTTCTGGTTCTGGGCCAGCTGAAGATAGCCACAAACGCTGACAGGCTTAACGCCATAGTTGTTTACCTTGCCTGAGGCGTCCCATGTCTGGACACCATATTCCGCCATCCAGTCCTCCTGAAAAAAGAGGCCCGTAAGAGGCCTCCCGTTACCATGTTCCCGTGATTCTCCCGATCTGCACCCTCAAAACATTCCTGGAGTCCCGCACGCTGATTGTCTGGTTTGTCTGTTTCATTGCCCCCTCACCAGCTGTCGAACCGTAGTTCTCAAACGTACCGCCCTTATCCAGCCTCCACCCGACTGAGCCAGCGACATAGTTATTGGACTGGATGTAGTTGCCGATCTTGGCGTTGCTGATGGTGCCATCACCTATCAGCGCGTCTCTGATGAACACCTGCCCATTCTGGATAACGAACGGAAGGGTCACCGTAGCTCCGGCCTGGTGCGTTACGGCGAAGCGGTCAGCCAGGAAGATAACCTGCGACTGCATACCAGAAGGCGTATTCTCAACGCCGATCCCCATCCCAGCCGCGTAATACTGACCGTTGCTGGATAACCCGACCTTGATGCTGTACATCGCCTTCAGATCCCCGTTAACGTTCGCGATGGCCTGAGCGTTAGTGGTAATGGCTGAGGTATGTCCGTTGATGGTCGCCGTGATGCCGTTTATCTGCGTGGCCGTGGCCTGCTGGTAATCGGAGAACGTCTGGTTCAGGCTGTTGATGGATGCCTTGTTGCCGTTCACGTCAGTCTGCAAACTCAGCAGCGAACGCGCCGTTGCCTCCTTCTCGTTGACGATCACCTCATCAATGCGATCCAGCTGCGCGCTGTTACCGGCGACCGATGCCGACAGTGTTTTGCGCGCGGCCACCTGCGCCAGCCCGTTCTGGATAATGGCAATGGCCGAGTTCTTCACCCCGCTCGTCATGCCGTCCATAGACACGCTGATGTTGTCGATTCGCTGGCCCAGTGCGGTATCAGCCGTCGCAACGGTCTGCTCAAGCTGACTGAGTGAAGACGAAACATTCCCGACCGTGCTGGAAAGCTCATTAACGCTGGTCTGGACCTTCCCGACGTCCTGGGCATTTTTGGCGATATCCTTCGCCTGCTGCTCCAGTTCGTCGTTGGCCTGTTTGATATCGTTAGCCATGCCAGCAATTTTTTCATTGCTGTCCACTGCATTCTCGATCAGGTCTTTGAACGTATCGGAGTCTTTAATTTCCTCCAGAATCACATCTGTGATGTCGGACACATCGATACTGGCCTGACCGCGCACCCATTCTGTGTAACCTGATTCGTTGCCGCTGCGGTCCACCAGCTGCGCGCGGTACCAGAAAATCTGCCCAGCCTTAAGGCCCATCTGCTGATATTTGCGCTGCGGGTAAGGCACATCGGCCAGCAGCATCGCATCGTCCTCGGTACCGGTCAGGCTGTACTGAATTTCCGTCTTCAGCGTGTCGTCGGTATTCGCCGGGAATCCCCAATTCAGCTCGATACCGAATACCACGTTTTCAGAAGCGATGAAGCCGACCGGCTTCGGTGGATTGCCCACTTTCCCCGTCAGCGTTTTCTCTTCTGAATAGCCCCATCCGGACGAGATTTCTGCGGCATTGATTGCGCGCACGCGCACCAGGTAGCGCCCGGCATAAATCCCCGGGACGTCGAATGATGTGGTGGAACTGCGCGGCACGTTAACCCAGTTCCCGTCGTTGCGGCGCCATTGAGCTTCATAGGCGATAGCGTTCTGCGCCTGGTCCCAGCTCACGCGCATCGTTTCGACGCTGATATTTTGCTGCACCACAGAAAACGAGCTGATGACGATATTCGCAGGCGGCGACTGGTTGCCCGGCGGGATCACGCTCACCGGCCGCTGGTCAATGATGGCTCCGGTATCAATGCGATCGAATTTATCCGGATCGTGATTTGCACCGACGATTGTGAACGTGCCGTCGTTATTATCAGTTACCGTAATAACGCGATACTGCTGTGCGTAGAGCTCATCAGACTCAATGACCCATACGGCCTCAGACACAGGCGTTTCGCTATAAGCGGTCGTAACGGTCACTTTATTGCCCGTAATCGACTGAATGGTGCGTGACTGTGAAACACCCGATGGAAGATTGACAATCATCCTGTCGTCTGCCGAAGCATCCGGCGCCCTGTCCAGCGTCAGCACGCGACCATTCACCGCAGAGATACGGCCGCCCAGGTCGCGCCCGGAGAGATTTCGGTCCGCTACAGCGATTACATAGCCAGGCTGCGGAATGTTGCCATCCTCCCCTACATTGAAAGTAACAACGCGATCTTTGTTGTTGGTGAGGATCCCCCATCGCCCTTTCCGATTCGCTTCCGACTGACGGGTACAACCGATAGCCGTTATCTCAAGTTGATTAAACCCATAACGCGCAACCAGCGCCTGCTCAAAAACAGGCTCCATCGCATCAGAATAAGCGTTATCAGGATCAGACCAGGACACCAGCGCATTGGTGTAACGGTTCTTTGTGGTGCTGCTGGAATAGGTAAAGCGCCCATCAATAACGTTCGCATGCGTGTATGTAAAATCTACATCTCTCGGCATGTCCGCCAGCGCCACAATCTGGTCGTCGCCCCAGTAGGTCATCCCACGGAAGATTGCAGCAAAATCACGCAGGACCGTATAAGCGTCGTTGCGTTCCTGAATGTAGACGTTGCAGGTATAACGTGGTTCGGTACCACTTCCGCCTTTGCCATCCGGAACCATTTGATCGCAATACTGCGCAACCTGGTAGAGCGTCCATTTATCTATGTTGGCCGTTGTAAGACGATCCCCAAGTCCGAAACGGTCGCTAACCACCAGGTCGAAGAAAATCCATGCAGGGTTATCGGTCCAGGCCCATTTAAATGTCCCAGCCCACGTACCGCTATAAGTGCGGGTTTCGGGGTCGTAAGTATCCGGTACGCGGATAACGCGGCCGCGGGGCTCGCAGGAGATCTGCGGGATAGAGCCGTTAAACTGGCTGGAATCGAATTCGATATAAAGCAGCGCTGTGTTTGGATAGCGAAATTTGGCGTCAATTACCTCGGTGAAGCTCTGCAGCATCATCGTGTTGCCGATTTTCGCGCTGTTGGCATCAGACGTAATCTTACGGAGTCGGATTGTCCAGGTGCTGCCAGCCTGAGGTAAATCAATACGGTGGCTGCGCTCGTAACCTGACGTCGTTTTGCCGGTCACGCTGGTATTGAGTACCGTCTGCCATGTGCCGCCGTCCGTCTGCAGGTCAATCGCATAATTAACCGAGTAACCGACCAGATCGCCGTCGTCCTCCTGCTTGAAAAGCGAAGGCCATTTCAGGCGCAGGCGAACAGCTGAAAGTTGCGTGTTGGTAAACGTGCGCGTCCACGCTGTAGCGCTCGTTACCTCAGTTCCCACGTTGATTTCGTTTTCGGTACCGGGTATGCCCTGAATATATTTTTGCGCCTGAGTTCCCGCGCGAAATTCCCACGTAACACCGCTGAAGTTTTGAGAGCCGTCAGCATTCTCCAGAGCCGTTCCGTCCAGGTAGATATCTTTCGCCGTCAGCTGCCCTGCAAATTCCCCCTCTCCTAGTGCAATGAGGATTTTTGCCTTTGCTACAGATTGCAGATCATCAGGCTGTTCGGTAGGGATCCGGGAACTTGAGCTGCCGCCCTTGCGGCCTTTTATAGCGATTGCAGTTGCCATATTGCGCCCATAAAAAAAGCCACCCGAAGGTGGCCTGAAAGAAGGTATTTATTTATTGCTGATCTTCGACATAAATCCCGGCAGAAATAATCGCGCCACCGATTCGCCGGCGGCCATAAAGAAGTGGTACCGGATTTCCCTGGGCTGTCGTGTTTGTTACTCCACCAAAGGCGTAGCTGGCTTGGTTATCCGCAGATTGCTTACTGGCGAGCCCGGTTGTCTGTGGAGAAAGCATCTGGACTACGCCGCCGATCGCCATTGATGCCCCAATCCCCGCCACAGCGCCCCATCCACCAGCGAAAGCGGTACCACCAATCCCGATCGCAGCCCCTCCCGTGACGAACGCAGCAACAGCGACAAGGGCAACCCCGAGGATTGTCTGAAACACCCCGGCTCGCTTACTGCCGATGATCACCGGCGCGATGCGGATTTCCTCTGTGCTCCTGTCCATATTAAGCTCATCGTTTAAGAGGTTTCGTTTCCCGCTGAATACCGCATAAGTTAAACCTCGTTGCTTACTGGTATTCAGGAAACGCTCAAAACCCGGAACGATCACACACAATGCTCGGATAGCTTCTTTGGGTGAGGCTACAGAAAGGTTGAACTCACGGCCAAATGTAGCACCGAGAATCCCATAAAGGCGAATGATACGCTTAGGTTCAGCTGCTAAAATCGACATAGTGTTTCCATAAAAGTATTGGCAGAACAAGACAAACGTTATGATGTAATAAGAAAGGATGATCCATTCACTTTTAACGGCAAAATAATTCCAATTAATTCAACATGGCATTTATTTTTTGTGTCCGCGAGCGAATTCAGGATGCTTGATATTGAAAATAACGAAGCTATCTTGGCATTGCTTTGACACCGTTGAATAATAGACCATACAACCATCAGTTTTCACGTCATCTGAAGAATGGTATACGCTATCAACCAAAGATAACGTAGGAGTAAGATACCTCGCCTTTGCCAGTTCATTACTTAAAGATAAAAACTCTTTTGGGTAAGCAGTTGCACATGACATTAGTGCTTTATTAATAATATTTTTATCACCAATGCAATTTAAGGATGCATCAAGATATGCTTCCTGCAAGTCCATACGCAACTTCATCACTTCCGGCTCAGCAAATTTAGCCCCTGCAAAAACACCTATCAACCCCAAAGCTGTTCCAATTGCTGCAAGGATCGAACCATTATCAAAACATAAGTCTCCCCAGACCCAAAATCTAAAAAGAAAATAAGCTACTGAAAAAGAGGTAACCAACCCCCCTAAACCAGCCCATAAATTGTGAGCCTCACCGAAAACGTTCTTACAAAAAACATACACACCGGTAATTAACGATATCAAAACCATCACTTTTACGACATTGAAAAAAAACGCACTTATCCTAAACACATGAAAAAACCCAAGTAATATAATTATTATGTAATTATTAAACATTCATAGACAAATGGCGAACAATTTTCATCGTCCTTTCTTGCCAGTAGCCACCATAAGGCACGCGCTGGCTCAGATGACCATACAGATGGTGCAGCAGCATATTGCCCTCCAGCAGAATTCCCGCATGATTCCACTTATCAGCCTGAACCTGCATGATTACCATATCGCCAGGTTTCGGCGGCCCGTCGAATTCACGGAATCCGCACTCGTACCAGCAATCCTGATAGAAGTTGTCCGGATATTCGTTTTCCCACCAGGGATAATCAACCCGGTAATCGTGGAGTTCGATACCATGCGTTTGCCGGAAATAGCTCATTACCAGCCCCCAGCAGTCGAAGTGACCAAGCACAAAAGGACGCTCCAGCAGCGGCAGCTCTCCGCGCGGCTGAATGGTGCGTAAATCCCCCTCTGGCCAGCTCACGATATGCCAGGGTAAAAGCGTTGAGTCGCATTGCGCTTTATCCAGTTCGCTCGGCTGCGTAGTGGCGTCAGGGTGGCTGTGAACGATGGCGATCACCGTACCCCAGTCCTCAGCAGCTGCGTAATCTTCCGGGCAGAGGACAAAATTTTCCTCCGGCACCACGGCAAGATTCCGGCACGGGAAATAACGTTCAACACGACTTTTTTGCGCCACCACACCACAGCACTCACGAGGATATTCAGCGGCAGCGTGCGCCATAATCGCATCAATGGTTTTCTGACGCATATCAACTCCTAATCAACGACGTGCCCGGGAATCCACCGAACGGCAGTTCGTTGCCGTCTCCATGCCGGAGCTTACAGGCCGTAAGCGTGCCGGGGCATTCATCCAGCGACGGATCGCTCACCGGGTTGTTGTTTTTATCGAAATAGCGGGTACCGGCATAGTCGCAGCCGTCGCCGGTGCGGTACTTATTGCGCATGCACCAGGTGCACAGGGAATGAAGCTGGCGCGTGGGGATCATCTTACCCTGCAACGACATCGGGCTATCGAGTACGAATTCGATACT